GTAGCTGTATTTCCCGGTACTGACGGTCTTATTCTTGGCCGGGTTCGTCATTTTTCCCTGCGCCTTAACCAGGGCTGCTGCCAGTTTTGTGATGTCTGGTGCAGCCGTGTGTTCCAATCCACCCTGAGTCGCTTCCATGTTCATCCTCCCCTTGTTGTGTTGTTGTGAAATCAGTCAAACGACAATGTTTTCTTGGCGCTGTCCCTTGCGATGAGTTGAGTCGGCGCTGTCTCGCTTACCTGGCACCCGTCCTCGATGACGAGCGAACACTCGTCACCGGTTGAAACACGCGTCCCGATCGCCTGTAGGCCCTTGGCTTCGAGCCAGGCGGCGAACTGCCGGAGCTGATTGACGTCCATGCGCTCCATGCTGTCTAGCAGAACGAATCCGCACTCGGGCTTGACGGCCGCACTGATCGCAACCGCGACACGTAGCTGCTCGCTGCCGCTCATGCAGTCCCAGGGCTGATCGTTGAACAGCAGTTCTCCCGCTTCACCGATTTCTACGCTGGAGAGCAACTTCAGGCGCTGCGCCCGCAGTTCGTCCAGCTTCTCCGTGATCTCCCGGTACTGGGCCTGCATGTCGGTTGCCTCGGCTTCGGCCTTGCGTTTGTCCAGGTTGCTCCGGATCTTGGCATTGGTAGCGTCGATTGCTTCCATTTCTGTTTCGAGGGCGGTGGTGTCTTCATCCTGCAGGTCGGCGATGGAGGAGCGCGCCTCGCGCTCTTCGAGCTTCAGGCCGGCAACTGTGGCGGTCAGTTCGTTGAGGCGTTCGCGCTCCTCGGTCAAACGCGCCTCCAGCTCGGCAATCCGCGCCTTCTGGCTGGCGACCTCGGCGTCGGCCTGCGTGATTTGCTTGGCAACCTGACCGGCACGGCGGCGGGTCTCGGCATTGCGGGCATTCACGGCCAGCGCTTTCTGTAGCTTGTCGGTCATCTCGCGGCCCGACAACGGTTCCTCTGGGAGATCCTCGATGTAAGGCAGGTCTTCGGCATGCTTGGCCTTGCGGGTGGCAATGACGCCCAGCGCGTGGCGCTCATCGAACATACGCTTGACCTCTTCGTTAAGGTCATTTAGCTGCTGTCCGAGATCCGGAAACAGATCCAGCAGCATGTGTGCCTTCTCGGTCTGGCTGGCGTTCATGAATTTCGGCAGGTTCAGCGCGAACTGGTTGACGAACTCATTCAGCAGGGCCTGGCCGCTGCGTCCGTCCGGGCTCGTAATCTTGAGCGACCCCTGGCCGCGTCGCTCGACGATGATCCCGTTTGACAGCGTCACTTTGGTTGCCAGTTTCTCGGCACCCTCCCGCATCGCGTTACCGGGCTTATACCGGTCTCCGCCCAGCGTCCACATGATGGCGTCCAGGACGCTCGTTTTCCCCTGTGCGTTGTTGCCGCCGATGACGGTAAGTGTGTCGGCGCTGCAGTCATAGGCAATAGCCTTGACCCGCTTGACGTTCTCGACTTCGAATTGATTGATCCTGACCATGATTATTCTCCCTCGTTTAGTTGTTTTATCCGTTCGACCTTGATTGAAATCCCGGGGGTATCGCCCCAGAACTTTTGAACCCGTAGACAGGCGACCTGCCCGTCGTCCCGCCAGACAGACAGTTTCGTTAGGCAGTCCTCCAGCATCTTGATGATGTTTGAGCAGTCCGGCGAAACGTCCATGTGCAGCAGCGGCATTGTCCGGTTGCATTTCGGCTCGCTCTTGCGCCACGGCCAGCAGAACGAGACTTCGAGCGCGACCGGACCCTCCTGGATAGTTTCCCATTCGGGTGGCAGTACCGAGCGGATCAGCGACAGCAGATCGTTCTCGGCCTGGGCGACGTGAGCCTTCTTGAAGAAGCGCACGCCGCCCGCCACCCTGCACGCCCCCTTTTGCTGGCTCGTCGTCTTCGGGGGTGTGCAGGGAATCCACAATGACAGCTCGCGCATCACGCCTGTGCCTTCCGCTTGATGAACTCCATACGTCCGGCAGCGTCGCACCTACCAAGCTGTTTTGCCTGGTGCAGGCGGCGGGATAACTGGTCATCGTCCAGCTTGGCCGGATCGCTGTTGAAGATCGACATATCCTGGGCAGCCGCAGGCTGGACCGCCGGCGTGTCGCGCAACCGGTAAACCGCGCGCGCCGTGCGCTCGAATACATCCTTGTTCGACGGCAGGCTCTTGCCGATCGATTTGACGATATCCTTTGTTGGCGCAATGCCTTTGCCGTTGGCGTATGCGGCCGCGATATCAGCAACCGGCATCGCACCCTTGCCGGTCATCACGGCGACCAGGTCGTTCTTCCAGTTGCGGGGGGAATTCCTGCCGCGTCCGGCCTTGACCACCTTCGCCTTTTTCGGTACCTTGGTTTTTGCCAGTTTGGACGGACGAACCTTTGGGGGGATTGGCGGGTCTTCAGCCCTGGTTGTCGTTTCTCGAACCGGCGTTGCAGGTGCTTCCGGCTGCCCGCCGAATACCATTAGCAGCGTCATCCGCTGCATCGCGCATTCGACCTGCTTGATCGCCGCGTCCATACGGGCGATGTCGTCGTTTGTCATCTCGACGATCGCCCCGCCTTCCGTCGTGGTTCCTATCTGCTTCATTTTGGTTTCCCCTTTTGTGTTGGTTTCCCCGCCGCCGCCTACCATCGGTTACACGATTACCGTCCGGACACCGCACACGCGGGCCGGGGGCGTCGGCGGCGGGGAAAGTGATTAATGAATCAGGTCTTCGCGTGCCGTCGACACGACATCAAGCAGCCTTGAGACGAGGTTTTCATCGCCAATTACACCAAGCGCACCGATAATCCGAAACGCATGAACCGCGCCCTTGGCCCGGGCGCATTGCAACAAATAGGAGTTTCGAATATTGCGCAGGTCTTTCGTCAGCAAGCGCAAGACAAAATCACTCGCCATGTTCTGAATGTCGCGGCCTCGAACAAACGCCGTCAACAAACAGTCCATCGCTTCATATTGATCCGGTGCCTCTTCATCGTCATCAGGGAAGATACCCAGATCATGCAGCAGGTCTTTTGTAAAGACGTTCTCGTCAAGTCCATCGACTTCCAGGATAAAGGACGCGACCATGCCTAGCAGACAGGCGATTAAGCGAGCCTGGTCGATGTCATCAATCGACTGCTCCAGCTTGTCGGCCAAAACATTGCACGACTCGGTGATCTTCTCGACCGAGGCGCTGTGCCTCGTATGTCGCGGATCCGGGGTATCGTTGTAGTAGTCTTCGCCTTCGCCATCTTCACCTCCCGCAACGCCGCGATCCTGCGCCTTGTAGGCACGTAGGTCGTCGTTCGTCACGATTGTGCGCATGTCATTCCAGTCATCCAAGTCAACACAGAAGGCAGGACGCTTGATCGCGTTCGGCAGCTTTGCCAGCACGCCGGCATCGTCCGTGTACTCCCAGCTGCGCAGGATGTCGCACTCGCCTTCCGGCAGGCAACTGTCTTTCGGGGCGGCATAGCCGTGACGGCTGATGTAGACAAGCTTGTCGCCATGCTTGCGCTGCATTTGCTCAAGGCCCTCCCCGGCGAACTGCAGCCGTTTTTTCTGGTAGCACTCCGGATTGTGGCACATGGCATCGGCCTCATCCTCGCCGAACAGGTCCGGCTGGCTCGCGCTGTTGAACGGGCAGCCATGGCAGCGCGGCTTGATCTGTTCCAGGAACTCCTTGGGCGCGTCTGTCAGTGAGACAAAGCGAATCGAGATCAACCGCGAAAGCTCCGTCACCGAGATTGAACGATAGGACATTTGTTCCGCCGGATGCATTTCGGCAAACAGCTTCTTCTGCAGCACGGCATCCAGCCTCGCTACCAACTCCAGGTGGGCAGCCGACCAGCCGCAGATTGTCGAGCCTTCCGTCTCGAAAAGCTGCTGCCAGGCCTCGGCCAGATTGGCCAGGGCCGCGCGACGGTAAACCCAGGATACCGACCGGCCGATGTTGGCGGCCACCGCTGCCGCATCCGGACGGGCGTCGAGCAACATGCGGATTGACCGGCCTTCCTCCAGCGGTGTCAGATCCTGGCGTTGCAGATTTTCCAGGGCGGTCGCCTCGATCGCCTGCTCGTCTGTCATCTCGCGCACAACGGCTAGTATGGTGTCAGCCTTGATCGCCTTGTGCGCGGCCAGACGGCGGGCACCGCAGCGCAGATCCCACTTGCCTTTCTTAGCCGGGTGCTTGCGCACCACGACCGGATGCAGCAGGCCATGTGCCTCGATGCTGGCCGCCAGATCCCTGATGTCCGTGTCCTTGGGGTCCGGTGCCCTCCTGGGATTGTCAGCCGTGGGGATCACGTCCTTGACTGGTAATGCCTTCAGTTCCGCCTTTTGCTCTGTCATCGTCTCACCCTCCTTTTGTGTTTTGTTGCGTTAAAAGATCACCGTCTGCCCGAGCCTGACCATGGCGGCCGGATCGGGGCGTTTCTTGATGTTGCGCTTGTGCGGCTTGTGTCCGCGCGGCTCAATGCGCGGGTGCTTGCGGCTCATGCCGTAGCCGATCAGCGAACCGATAATGGCGGGCAGGACGCCGAACACGGCGACGAGGAACAGCAGGAACAGGATTGCATTCATGATTTCTCCTTGGTTGGTGTTGTTGAAAGGCGCTCATCCGCTTCGGGGGTTCTCTCCTGGGCGGTTTCGGCGAGAGCGGCGCCGTGGCTTGCCTTCCGGCTTTCGGTCGACCCGGAGAGCGCGTCGGAACCTGCGCTCAATCCGGCTTCGGTAGATGCAAACATGATGGCAGTTGCCCGCAGTGCGCCAGAGAGGGTACACAGGGCTTGCAGGGCGACTTCCCGCGCCTCATTGCCGATTGAGCTTGAGCGGACTCCCGTCCACCCTGCCAGCCATGCGCAGAAGTCATCGACGGCTTCGGCGTCCGGCTGGCCTTTTTCCACGTTGATCGGGTAGCGGATCATGACGGTCCTTTCGTTATCGGGTTTGACTTGCCTGATGAAGGGGAAGCAGGGCTTCGCGGATCAGGTAAGAGACAGAGGTTCGGCGCTTGGCGGCCGCGTTCCGCAACCAGACGGTCAGGTCCGGCGGGAGGGAGACGCTGAGCTTACTGCTGTGGTGGAGTTTTGTTTTCATAATGGGACACGGTAGGACAGAGTAGCATCGAAGTCAAGCGGGAAAATGAAAAAAATGTAAGATTTATTTTCTGGCATGAAAAAGGCGGGTGGGATAGAATACTACTAAGCTGAGATAAAGAAACGAATGCGATACAAGTGGATTCGGCGACGGGCGAGGTGATAACGGGAATGTGTGAACGGTATCGGATGAAGCCTGCGGCCGTAGTTGAACGGGCCGTTGCGGATCTGGCCGCATGGTACCGCAAGCGCGAGGGGGAACTGGTATGGAATGACAGCAAGGGCAAGCAGATGACGATGACGATGCCGGGGCTCTGAATTCGTTAGGGCGTTTATCCTTTTTTCACCGCCGCCACGAACCCGGCCCAGAGCCAGGCCACCAGCGCCGCGATAACGGCAGCCATTATCGCAGCCACGCCCCACTTGCGGATGCTCCGCAGCATGGCACCGAACTCCAGCACAGCCCGGAAGTTCTCCATGCCGTCGCCGCTGAGAGAGTCGGAGAGCGAATGCACCCGCCGCGCCTCGATGTCGTCGAACCGGCAGGCATGCGCTTTCTGCACCTCGCCGGTCCTTACCGCAGCTACAATCTGAGCGACCTGCTCGTCCGTCAACCGTTGTCCGTCACTCATTATTCACCTCGTGAATCTCCAACAATCAAATCCGTTACGTCCTCGAAAAGCCCTTGGATAATTCGGTTCTCAAATGTTTTTGGCGTAAATAGTTCCTTTTTTTTGCCATGATATCCATCAAGGCAGTCTTCGGCACCCGGAACTGAAAGATAGGCACGTTTGACGAGCTGCGAACACCACGCCAAACGAATACTGGGCAGCAGTTTTGTACGATCAACAAAGAGATTGTAGAGCGGGAACGACAGCATTACCATTTTCGACTTGCGGGGGTAACGTTTGCCAAGCAAGTCTGTGACGAAGTATCGTGCCGCTTGTTCACGTTCGTGCACATCCAGGGTGCGAAGCCGGTAGAATCTGGCAATATACCCATCACTCATGATTTGCTCGTAATGCTTGATTGTCGAAATCTTCGACCAAGGTGGCACAGCTTCGGCAATCCCCCAGGCTGAACCATGTTTTACCACCATTGCATTGTGATTAGTAACCGAATGCACGCCGGCCCGGATGAGTCGTGCTTCAATCCCCAAAGGATTATACCCTGTAACTAGCAGACCTTCTTCAAGGTTGCTGATGTTGATTTGTTTCATGGCGACCCTTTCTGATCGATCATTACGCCGTTGCTAATCGTGCATAGCTTATCTATTGTTTTGCCAGGTACTTGTTGACGATTTCCTCGATCTTGTCCTGCACGATCTGCTGCTGCCCGACATCCTCTCCAATTTCCTGCAGGCGAGTCTCGGCCTTGATGATTGTGATTACCTCGCGGATCTGCGCGTCGGTGACAGTGCCCTCAAGACCCTCTTTGGCCAGGGCCGCCTGGACGCCGGTGGCGACGATGTCTTCGGTGATCCCGAGCCTTTGCATTGTCGAGCAGCCTGTGACGGCGGCGAGGGCGGCGGTTGCGATGGTGAGTGTGATCTTCTTCATGTGCGCTTCTCCTTTTTTGTGGCGAATGTTATTCGCCCTTACTTGTTGATGACGTCCCAGACCGCGTTGATCTGGGCGTCGGTTATGCCTGAGCCACTGAGGATCAGGTAGACATCGGTTACGTCGCGGCGGGCGTCGTTTTGCGCGGGCGTGAGCTGGCCGGCCATTGACCGGCGGATGATGTCGGCCATGATTGTGCGGCTGTCGCCCGGGAGCTGATAACCCAGGATGTCAAGGTTGCGGGCGATGGAGCGCACCTTGTCGCCTATCTGCCCGGCGAGTTCCTCCGCCTGGCGGGTGGCCTGCTCGTCGATCGTGGCCGCTGCGCCCGGCAGGATTATCTGCCAGATCTGGACGGCGTGGCGGGCGAATGCGCCGTGGGTCAGGCGGGCAAATCCGTTTTCGCCCCAGCGGGGGTTGGAGTGTCCAGGCGAGGTCGGTGAAGCATACGATCAGCGGGGCCAGCGGCAGTGTCTCCAAATTGCCGACCCTGCGCAGCATGGTGCCGTGCGGCAGCCAGCGCACGCGGATCATTGCCCCGGCAAATGCCTCGGGAACTGTGATTCCACCGGACAGGTCGCGGTAGCGGAATTGCCGCTCCGCCCGCCAAAGTTCGATTGCGGCCTCGTTGCTGATCGGCTGCCCCAGCATACACTCGACCCAGTTGGCGACGGCGAACACGGCACAGGCGTCGGTCTCTCCCTGGCAGTCGCCGGGTATGCATTTGGTGCGCCAGTCGATGTCCGGCCCTGATCTAAGCGGTAAGGTTATCATGCAGTATCTCCTTTATCTTGGGGGCAGATTTGCAATTTTTTCGACGAAAATGGACAAGATGCGTTTGCTGCAGATGGCTGAGCTTTTTGCCATCCAGCAGGTTAAGCAGAGCATTACGCTGGGCTGGCGGAATATCGGTAGCCGCCTCTACAATCTGGCGCACTGCCTGCGCGGCATCCCGGCAGACATCTGCAAATGCATTGGATTTGTCTTCAACCTCTTCCACAGACATCACATGGCTATAAGGCCGGACAGGCATATCCAGGCTTAAAACAAATGGAGCATCGCTTGCACGCGTGTTGCCGGTGCCCCGGACAACAGGCGACAGCCTATTTACATATGTCAGTATCTGCTGCTTGACGTGCACCATAGCGTGCGTGGTAAACGCCGCGATATCAGCGTTGTAACTGCTGGCTGCCCTCGCGAGGCCGACAATACCGGCACTGATGATGTCGTCGTAATCCGGGCGGTGGCGGAACGGTCGCGCGTATTTGTGCACAAGGCCGATATTGTCTGTTACCAATGATGCATCAATCATCACTGCACCCCCAGTGTGTGGCGGCGGTAGCAGAGTGGATCGGTCATGCTCTGCAGTATAATCTCGGTCGGCAGACTCTGCAGGCCGCTGACGGCCCATACGGCGCTGTTGGTTGTGGCACCCTTGTTGGAGTCTGCCGACGCGAAAACCGCCTGCGGAACCCAGCTCTGTGCCCCGATTACGCGGGTGCCGAGCTGCACCAGGCTGCCCGCCCCGGCGGCGGTCCAGCGCAGTGTGACGCTGGCCCCGTTGGTTACGGTTGCGGGCGGCGCGACAAACACAACACCGGCAATGCTGACCCGCGCCTCGACTACTGTCTGCGGCTGGCGGTATTTCGGCTGGCTGCTGACCCGGACGCGGGCGTCGGTGGAGAGGTACCGCGGCTGGTCCGGCAGCTCGAAATACCAGACGTTTGTGCCGTAGGTCGATGTCACGCCGCGTGCCAGCGACTCGTATGTCGCGCCGCCATCGAGCGAGAGGGCGATGTCGACGGGCTCGGGGGATAGGCGCAACCAGGGGTATTGATCCATGATTGCGTTGGCCGTGGTGTTGCTGGGCCAGTCCCAGGCAACGGGATACGTGTTGTCGGCGGCGGCCGACAAGGCGGAAAGCAGCAAGCAGAAAGCGGTAACACGGATCATGGGTATGCCTCCAGCACAACGCGGTTTGTGACGCCGCCGATCACAACCAGCAGGTTTGTCCCTGACACGGCAAACTCCGGCATATCCGCTGCCGTTAGAATCGGACTTGCCCCGATCATGGCAGGCTCTCCCTCATCAACATACAATCCGCCGCGTCCGACATTCAACGCCGCGTAACCGGGTCCGGTTCCTGATGCTCTCACCACAACCCCCGTCGTGGCGCCATCAACGTATACGCTGACACCAGATGAGCCGTTATCATCAACATGCAGCGGGAAGGGGGCCCCGCCCTGGCGGTGTAATATCGCCGAGTAAATATATGTATGCTTGTCGACCCCAGGAAGCAGCCTGATGTCGCGCAGCGATTTGATCTCAACCCGGCCATACGCAGGATCGATTGAGATCGCATCAACCCAATTAGTTTGCGTCTGATCGTAGATCCGGAACACCGGACGGTCAGTTTCCGTAATCCAAAATCCCAGATGCGGCATATACAAACCGCTATAATCCATACCCATGTTGAAATCCGCAACTCCGGCAACCCGGAACCGCTTATGCTCACCGTCGCCCTCATCAACGTCGATTGTTACATCGCCTCGGATCAGCGTATCTGAATCGTTCAGGGAAGATCCGCCGACCTGCAACGTGCCATTACTGATTGATGCATACTGCCGCGCCTCTATCTCAGCCAGCGACACCGCCCGGCTGCCGTCATTGAGATTAACGGTCTTGCCGCTCTGCATCGTGATGCCGCCGGTGCCGAAATCGGCGACCAGATTGCCTCCGGCAACATACCTCCATACATTATCGGACGGACGATGCCAGCCCGTATCCGGATCAGAGAGGAATCGCAAGGCCAGGCTGCCCCCGCTGCCATCGTACATCTGCACATTGGCGGTGAGGTTGCTCTCCATGAGGTTAAGCGTGCCGTATGGGAGCGTAAGGCCGTCCGCGCCGAACCAGGCGAGGATCTGCTGATCGAGCACGATCGGCATGATTGAGTTGGTGCCGTCAAGCGCCCGGTAGAAGGCCGCCGAGTCGGCGGGCACGTTGGCGATGTCGTTGGTTCCGGCGGCGTAGACTACGTTGCTGCTCAGGATCGACATCCATACGATCTTGTCTTGCGCGAGATCAAAGACCGGAGTCGTCTGGTCGACCGTCGGCGTGTCGATCACCTTGCCCTTGATCCGGGCGACGGTTGTCGTCTGCAGGTGGCTGCCGGTCACGTCGCCACTGATCTGATCGCCACGCCGCCAGCTTCCACCGCTGACACACGCGCCTGCAGTGCGTTGTAGCTGGCAACGGTGCACAGCAGGTTGACCGCCGCGTCCAGCTCGAACTGGGTAGCCAGGTCAACGTAACGGTGCTCGTTGACGCTGTTGTACCACAGCAGCCCGAGCCCGTTGGCACGCGACGAGGCGTTGACCGCACCGCCCTTGATCTTGTCGACAGACAGCGGCGAGGAGAGAGTGCCGGATACGTCGCCGGTGATCACGGTGCTGCGGACGTACTGGACGTTTGCCGCCTCGCGGAGCTGGTCTCCTGGAGGGGTATCGACAAGCAGGTGCAGCCCGGCGAAATCCCTTGTAAACGCTACGCGCTCGGGAAACGTCCAGGTGTAGAGGTCGACCTGCGACAGGGACAATCCGTAGCCGGTATAGTTGACGAACTTGACGGCGAACTCGTTTGTGGAGACGATGTTGTCGCGAATGGTATCGTAGCCGAACCAGGGGCCTGCATCTGTCTCGGCGTACTGCGCCGACCAGTTTGCAGTACCGGGCGTGGTGACGATGCGGGAGACGCACTGCGTCATGCCGCCCATTACCAGGTACCCCTCATCAGCATCGAGTGTAATCTGCCCGTCTGTCATCGTGGCGTTGTATGCCATCCAGCCGTTGTTGTGCTGGAATACGCCATCGGCGATCTCCAGCCAGTCGACTGCGGCAAACGACTCCGTCAGCATGTGCGTGTGGTCATTCCCGTCGACAAGGCCGCGCACGGTGCTGATCTCGGTATCAACGTAGGTCTGCGAGACGGACGTGGACTGCAGGTTGTCGATGTCCGCCTCGATGCCGGACAGATCCACGCTGCCGTGCTTGTAACCACCAGCCCCGCCGTTGAGCGTCGAGTCCCAGACAATCGCCTCCATGTCCGCCGGGGTATCCGCCTCGGTCGGGAATGGTCTGCCGCGCGTGGCGACAACCGTGGCCTGCGTCGAGACGCCGGACACATCGCCGCCCATGTTGGCCGACTCCAGGGCAATGTCGATCAGGTCGTCCTGGGCGGCATCCACCACCGCCTGCGTTGCCACATGCCCGTCAAGCTGATCCTGCACGCCCGCAACACCGTCGCCGACCAGGTCGCGTCAGCCGCCCCCGCACCGCGGATCGTAAGCGTACCGCGCGCCCACTCCTGGACTCGCGTTTCATCCTGGAACAACAACTGGGCGAAATAGACGCCGGTTGTCGCGACCTGTGTGTTGTTTACCGCAAAGGCAAACGTGCTGTTCGTGAGCGTGCCGGTGATCATCATACCCTCGTTGGCCGTATCGCTCTCGGCATAATAGAGCATGCCTGTCCAGCCGGTTAACTCGACATTCGGAACGGGAAATCCGCCGAGCTTTACAGGCACCTGGACGCGCGGCGTCGTCTCGTCTTCCCACACAAGCCGGAAGTCGGACGCGGGCGTACGCAGGTCAACGGGGATGGTGTGGATTTTTTCGACGGTGGCAAGCACTGGCAGGGCAAGAATGGCAACAAAAAAACAAAAACGACGCATGGTAAAACCTCCTGGTTATAGCCACGTAATCAACTAACGCGCCGGGTTGGATAACCGCGATGGCGGTGGTGTCCTGTTCTATATCAACGCGGACAAAAACGCTCCGGGTTGGATAACATGCTGTTATAAGGAACAACGGAAACACACCCTTTGGTGTGCCGAGCCGGTTATTGCCAGCACCTCCCGAGCGTCCACTTCTGTCCAATCCACAAACGATGTATCACCGGCCCGAAGTACGCTCCCATCGGCCTTCCATCCATACACGGCGTTACGCGTACCGGCAATGCCCACAACACCCGTCCATGCGGATGTGGCAGATGAAAGATCTGTGTCATAAAGGGGTGAGTCCGTGTTGTTGATCACACTAACCGTGCCGTCCGTGTGCAGTGCTATGATATGCGTGTCCGGGGTGGCCATGCCATCCACCCCCGCCAACGCACCAACAGCACTTACGGCCGCCGAGGATACCACGCCGTCAACATGGCACGTATCTTCCGCCTCTCTCCATAACAAAACCTGTACCCCGGATGTATAGATGTAACCGGGATTTACATTTGTCCATGTTGCAGCAACAGGGTAATACGCGATCGGTGCGCTCTCGCCCTGGAATTTGACTGTATAGCTGTCGTTGGTATCCAAATACGCAATACATCTGTCCAGCGCCAGGGGATAGCGACAGTTGGTACCCAGGGACTCTGCGGCCAGCAGGTCTGCGTGCAGGTTTGCGCCCGGCCTTTGTGCGATTAACATATTCCCCGTGCTATGGGTTGTTTCCATCACTACATAAGACCCGGTGCCAAACCCGCAGTCGCCGGCGGTTAACCATGACACATAAGCCACCGGCGCCCCGGTTGCCCACTCATAGTTGGTCTGTTCCCTGTAGGCGGCACCATGGCTCGCGAGGGCCGTGTAGTACCGGAAGTCCTCTGCGCCCGATGGAGTGTTTCGCAAATAAGGCAGGAACAGCTCGGCCGCATCTGCATCATAGCCGATAACCTCCGGGAGCAGTCCCGCACCGTCATACCGCAGTTCGGAGATATGAGCATCCACCAGCGAGATACCTTTTGCCGATGTCCAGCCACTGGCCCCGGAACCATCGCTATCTGTAGCGTACTCTATGCTGGCCACCAGCCACAAGTCCCCGGTCGGGTTATCGCCCGTTATTGCCAGGCTGATTTCCTGCTGGTCCGCCAGGTTGCGATATAGTTGCGTGCCGATGCTGTCCACGCCTCGCCATGTGCTGGCGGCATCATATGCTGGTTCGGTTCCTGAGTATAACGATAGACGCACGGGGCTGTCACCACTGAGGTTTCCGTCTACGGTCAGCCACAGTGCTTTTCCCGCTATGCTGTTTTTTGTATTGTGCAGGCCTACGATGTACCCATCTGCGGTAACGTCCGCGCCGGATATGGATACGCGTGGGGACATGATTTGACCGTCCACGGCAACCCCCTCGGCACCGTTGCCGGATGTCAGCATTTTCGCGCCCCAATCCTTGAGCAGTACCGGGTCGTATATGTTGCCCTGGCCCGAGGTGTATCGGACACGCTTCCTGCTCGACGTCATCCTTAACTGCTTGATTGCAACCTGCGATTGCGGGGGGGGGTCTTCGTCCACCGACCTGGAAAACAGCGTCTCGGACAGTTGCCCCAGCGCCAGCGCGGATCCTTCCACCCAGAAATCCCGGACGGTTGTGTAGTCTTCCAGCGACAGGATCACGTAGATGTACTTCTGTGCTGTTGTGGATGCGGCGAATGTCAGTGTCAGGGTATCGTCCTTCTCCTCGACTATGCGCTCAGGCGGGTCGTCATCGGTGTACAGCATCGGTAGCTGCGCGGCGAGATGCACATCGCCCTCGCGCAGCGTGTCCCAATCCTCCGGCGGCACGTCCGTATCAGAGAGGCAGGCCGCAACGCGCACGCCGTCGACAAGCCAGCGGTCGACAAACACCGGCACATCCAGTGATACGATCTCGGCCTCCGTGCCGCTGGTCAGCGCGTCGGCTGGCACCGTAAACCGGTATGCGACCATGCCCGCAAGTATATCGTTCTTCCCGTCCGCGTAATCCGATATATACTTGTATGCATCGTATTCCGGCTCTGCCGGTACGGAAAGCTGGCTGGAGGTCATGCGCGGCGGGAACGAAGCCTGCTGCTCCGACTGCTCCACCCATGCGCCGCTCTTGATAAGCTCGCCTGTTTGCATTGCCCCCGGCCCCGTTGCCAGCAACGCAACGTCAGGCAGTATGGCCTGCCGGGTGAAACGTGTATACGGTAGTTTGTGTGTTGTGCTCATGTCATCTCCTATCGTGTTGTAAAGCAATCATCCTCGCCGGGGTGCTTGTCCGGATCGTATGTGCCGCCACGGGTGCGCCCGTAGGGATCGGGCTCAGTCCAGTCACCCCCCCATTCCTCCATCTCGTGTGGCAGGTCCGGATCGCTGTCGTCGTAATCACCGCTGCCGGGGTGGTCGTTCTGGTCGCAATCATCTTCCTCGGCCTGCTCCACGTCCTCCAGCGGCACATCTTCCTCGGGCGGGGCATCCCCTGGCGTGTTGTCGATCGCGTATATCGTGCCGTGGGCGAACTGCGTTACCGTGCCGTACGATTCCGGGCTCTCTATGGATCCGGTTATGGGGGATACGTAGGCCAGGATGCGCACCTGGCGCATAAGCGTGTTGGGCCACAGGCGCCAGTCGACATCCGCCGTGATGCTGGCCGAGCCATTCTCGAAATCAATATCCCACTCTGGAGTTACCCGTATGTATCCGATCTCGTCGCCAGGGCCTTCGGCGGGAATAGCCGGGTTTATCACATCGGAGACCGAAGGGGCATCCACGTCGGGCGTGGCCGGATCGGCGGCCGGGATAAAGGTCGCGCCTTGTATCCATGCGTGTTTCAGATTGGAGTACTGCTTGACAACATCCCCGCCGGTCACAAGGTTCCGACCTGCCAAATCTATTGTGATTGCCGCGGGCTCCTCGCTGTTGTATCCGCCGATAACGGTGCGCAGTCCCGGCTTGACATGCAGGCTCACGGTAGTGGCATCGTCTTCCGTCACAACCTCCTGGCGCACATGCCATCCGTCAGTTAGTGCAGCCCCGGTTGCAACCTTGCCCCCGATGTGCAGGCCGTTGGGGCCCGCCTTGATCCAGATGCCGTCGAACGCCTTGATCCCGTTGATCAGCGAGGCCAGGGCGTTCCACTCGCCTGCGCTGATCTGGTCGCCTGGCTTGAGGTTGTTTCTAAATCGAGGCAGTTTTTTTTCTGTGTAATTCATGATCAGGGGCTCTCGTCCCATCCCCAGCCGGCAGGGACGTCAATCCACTTGGTATACATCTCGTAGACAATTTCTTCGGTAGCGAATCTTGCCGGTTTTTTGTCCGGCGCTATACGGTGCTTGATACAAATGAATTTTCCGGTTGACGTTGTCTTGTTTACGACGGCGTCACCGATATTGGCATTGAAAGAGGTTGCGACGTCGCCTATCTTGGTTGCCCATGCGGACACCTCCGAAGCGGTTAGCAGCCTGGTTGCCGACAGCACTATATGCTGCCGGTACTGCAGTATTTCGGCACCGTCGTCACCGGTCTTTGTTCCAACGTCTATCTGGTCGTCTATGTCCTGCCAAACCCACGGCTCTACCGCATTACTCATTCGAGCCCCCCGGTTTCCTTTTTGACAAGCTTGTCAAGATGCCTGTTTGTCTCTTCCTGCAACCGGACCATTCTCTCCATCGGGTCACGAGCCCCGCCTACACCATCCTGGAGGCGAGTAAATCCCTCCCCCATCGAGATTGACTTTCTTTCTATCTGGCTACCGGCAGCCAAATTGCTGGGCGCGGTTTTTGTTTTTGTCACATCCTTCGGCGCACTCTTGCCATGGCCAAACGCGGCCAGGATTTCTGCATCCGAGTGCTTGCTGTATTCCTGGAAGTTGGCGCGTACCATTTGCAGGAAGTCATCATCTGATTTACCAGCCACCGGTTCCGTGATAGCGGCCGCGTTCTCGGCCCTCTCTGTCTCGACAAGGCCCATTAGCTTTGCAACAGAGGCTTTCAGCGAGTCCCCGCCGCCAAGCATGTCGCCGTACTCCGCGCCCGGTCGGTAGCCGCCTGCCAGTAGCTTGTCCGGATCGACGCCTAACTTGCCTAAGCCTCTTGCAAACTTCTTTGCGCCCTCAACGTCTTTCTTATCGATCAGGGCTTTAAACTCTCGCTCAAGGTCAAGGTACATTGATGGGTCGTGAGCGAGCACATTCTTCAGTCCAGACGCTCTTCTGCCATCGGGATCAAGCCCGCCGCCAAGTGCCCCCATTGTGAAGTGGATCATTGATGCTTTGCCTTTTATAGCCGTCTTCGCCGCCTCGCCTAGGACGCGCCCCAGAATCGGCATGGCCTTCAGCAGGACACCAACGGCCGCACCGGCACCAGCCTTGAACGCCTCCCAGATAACACTGCCAATCGCCTTCATCACATCGCCGCGCTTGCCAGGCGTGGCCAGCGCCTTGCCGACCGCGCTGATGTCGATCAGCAGCTCCTTGACCTTTGCCGCCCATTTCCTGGACAATCCCGCTTTCCTTCATTTTCGCGATAAAGCCACCGAGCCCCCGCTCCATCGCGCCGAACACCGAGGCGAGGCCAAGCCCCTCGACAATCTGGTTACCGACCTCCACGCGGAAGCTCTTGAAGATGGATACCAACCCCTTCCACCGATTGGCCAGGCTGCCCGAAGTGCGTACCGCGTCCCCCTGCGCGTCCGTAGTCCCCTTCTGGATCATCTTCAGGCGCACCAGCAGCTTCTCTTGCTCGCTCAAGGGCTTGTTCGCCTTGCCGAATCCCATGGCCGCCGCCTCGGCCTTCATCGACGCCTCGGTGATTACAACGCCGAATTTACGGACATTCTCATGATTGCCGACCAGCGCACCGATAATCCGCTCGATCGCCTCGCCGCTGTCCATGTCCTGGAACGATCCGATGTCCACGCCCAGCGCCGTGATCTCCCGCGAGAGCTTGGCCGCCTCTCCGCGGGCCACCCCCATCGGTACCAGGGTGTCCTGGATGCTGGACATCCACCCGCGCACGTCGTATTCGCTGCGCTTGGTGCTGCTGGCAAAGTCCTTGGACCACTCCCGGGCGGATCCGGACATGGCCTTGAATACCGCGTCGAACTTGCTCTCCATCTCGCCGACGGCCATAGAATCCTTGACCGACCAGATCGCGCCTGCGATCGTCCCCGCGAAGCCGACCTGCAGGCCACGCTTCAGGATGGTGCCCATCCCCCGGACCATGCTGCTGGCGGCGTGCATCCCTGCCTTGGAAAGCTTACCGAGTGCACTGATCGCGCCGCCCACGCTGCGCCCGAGCAGGTTGTCTCCAAGTATCCTGTATTTCAGATCACGGTTGCCCATTGGTAGCCTTCAGTTTTTCGGCAATAATTCGTTCGCGCACGTGCAACAGCACATCCATGCTGCGCACCCGGTAATCGTTTGGCGATAGGCGGGGCGCATCCTTGCCTGCCTTGGCGGCCTTCATCATCTCATCCTGCTCGGCTTCGTTGCGTTCGTTTCGTGCATTGATGATCGCCTCGATCTCGTCAGAAGTTGCCGTCCACGTCCAGTAGTCCGTATCGTGCCCGTACTCGCTGACCAGGGTTTCCAGCAGCCGCAACCAGCCGACACCGGACGAACCGCCGGGAACCGGCTCAAGCGCGGCGTACTCCCGTTCGGCAAGCTCGCGCAAGGCGGCGGCAACCTCGACCACGGTGGCGTCCAGGCCGCGCGCCCAGCGGCGGACAGCCCGGCGAAACTCGCGGGGGGAATGCTCTGTTTGCCAGAAGGGCGTTTCCCTTGTGTGTGCGGCTGCGTATGCCTGCGCAAGCAGGCTGTCCGTCTCGTTATAAACTCCGGCGTCCACGACGCGCCAGAGCACATCCTGCACGCCTACCGGGAGGCATCGCAATTCGACGCCGCACTCCAGTCGTACGACCGGCGCAAGTAAACGGCGGGTGAGCGCCGGGTCGGTCGGTTCAAGCACCCGGCGGGCGATCTGTATAACCTCGTTGATCGCCGCCGTGTCCAGTGCCGCGTCGAGCACGACCCCGCGCTCTCCCATCTCGCGGAATGTTTTCTGCGCCAGCAGCAGGTATCTTGGCGTATCGCTCATCGGGACTCATCTCCCGTTATGCCGCCGCCGCCGCGTCCATGTACTCCCACCATGAGGCGTTGTAGAGCTTCACGCCGTCGCGGGTCTCCTCGATCGACTGCTCGGTCACGTAGGCCGTCCCCGGCAGGGTCAGCGCCCCGCGTGCCTGGGCAGTGCAGCTCTGCTTGAAACCGTATCGGTAGATCCCGCCGTCCGCGTAGTCGCTGATGCCCGCAACGGCTGCTTCCTTGGGTACATCGATCGAAAGCATCTCGATCGAACAGGACGACGCCGCAAAGTCGTCCGTGCTGGTGGCCCCGAACTTGTTGACGATTCCAAACCCGCCGTCCAGATTAAGCGAGATCGTGCCATCATAGGTGGCAATCTTTGCCGCAGCGGAAGGCTTCAGCACATCCACCGTAATCTGCGGATAGTCGCTGTCCGAGCAATTGGCACTCGCACCGGTAATCAGGTAGTTTCCATTGACGGCTACCCCGAATGCAAGCGACAAACTCGCCCCGGTCAGCAGTTCGTACGTCACCTGCCACACCTCGACAGGACGCAGGATCACCACACCATCACTGCGGTACTTCCCGGCACCACCCATGACCTCGTGGTATTCCTTGTTAGGTCCGCCACGCAATCCGATAAGGTGGATAATACCGCCCGTTGTCCCCAGGCCAAGCGGGTCCGCTGTTACAACATGAAAGTCCATATCCGTCTCCTTGCGTTAGTGTTCATGGTCGTCCGGTGAGCAGCTATGCAAATAGCCAGCGCATCAATACCGGACGCGGAAGATGCATTCGATTTCAAGCGTCACCTGCCAGCAACCGATACGCGAGACCTCCTTGCCGTTCTTGAACACCGGTATAAAGCCATAATCGATCACAGGCGGCCGCGTCGCCCGCGCCACATACACAACGCCGGTTTGCTTGACCGGAAGCGCTGCCAGCCACGCCATCGCCGTTTCCTGTGCAACATGCCGCGCATCCGGCGAGAACTGCCCCTGCAGAATGCCATCGAACTTGATCTCCGGCGGCGGCATATCCTTGAACGGGCCGGACTCCGCACCACCGGAAACATTCAGCGCCCAGCAGTCAAGCTGCGGCGGTAATACCCCCAGGAATGCCGTCTGCCCCTCGATTGCCGCCGTGGCGTCCACCAGCGCCGCAAAAACCGCCTGTTCCCCGTCCGTCCATGCTGTCTTGTGATACTCGCTCATGGCATTGCCTTTCCAATCTCGGTTTTGATAATCCTGGCGAACTCGTCTTGGTTGTCATTAATGGCCCGCTCAATAAATTTATCATCCACGCGACCGCCCTTCTTTGCTACCGAACCAGGGCCGAGTTTAAACCACGAAATGCCTTTCTCGTCGTGGATCTTCAGCGCGTACTTGCCAGCCTCCGAATTGCTCGCCACGAAAACCACCGCATTGTCAGGCTCTGCTCGCCATTTGATCGACCGCTCAAGACCGCCGGGCTTGGCCCGGCCGGTGCTGCGATCCTGCGTCTTGCTACGCTTGCTCGTCTTGCGCGTATTATTGATCAGCGATTGGGTAGGTGAGATGGGAGCATTGCGGCGAGCCTCATCCCTGGCGATCAAGCCGCATTTGAGCATCGCCCGCAGCAGCGCCTTGTCGCGGACGCCAGCCGCCGATGCTCGAAGCAAGGCGATTTCAGCGCCGATGTTGGGTGGTATGATCTGCATACCAACAGCCAGATGGTCAACGCGTCAAAGGTTCGAACCGGATCCCGCGATCACCAGGGGATGGCTCGCGATGTTTCACCCGGCCTTCGATTATCTCTGCTGGTATCCCTTTCGGAAAAGCCTTACAAACGAAACCGTCCGTTGGGTATTTATCAAAATGCTTACACTTTGCACATTCTGGTGCTGGCTCGATCATTTCATTTCCTTAATCTTAGCCACCACGCCCCGTTTCGCCTGTAGCGAAAAGAACCCCTTTTGAAAGGCCGCCTTGCCGCCCTGCGCACTCGCCGCGTCGCGATCCAGGACGATCCAGCCACCACGCGACGAATTGCGCGAGAATGCCTCGCCGCCCTCATCCGTCTTCAAGTACCGGAAGTGGGGGAGCTTGGCAAGTTCCATCTGATCGAGCACGCTGTCGGGTATCGCCTTGATCTCATCGCCGAACCGGCCCGCAAAGCCGCCCGCCCGCAGACGACTGTCGAGCCTATCCCGGATCACCGCCCGCTTGGCCACGGCCGCGCTCATGCCCTGGTCACGGTAACGCTGCTGGTCGATGCCGTTTCGATACTCCAACACAGCGTCCGGATCAGCCCAATTACCGGGAGAGGGCTGCGCCGCCTGCCGATTGATCTCGTCTGCTTCAAGATCCTCGTCGATATATTCAGGCCGGTGCGTGCAGTTCGGGTGCCACATGCCAGCGTCCAGGCTCTGCTGGTACGTCGGGAACCGCCCGCCTCCCTGACCACTGCCGGCCAGCCGTATAATCGCGCCCTCCCAAGCTTCGCAGATGGGGCATGGATCCCCAGCGTCGCGCGAGATGCGCCCCAGCTCGAAGCCGTTGTCCGTGAGCGTGTCGATCTGGATGTCGCGGGATGCACGCTGCATCGTCGTGCGCACCAGCATCTGCAGGTAGCGGCTGTTAGCCCACTCCTTGCCGCCGCGATCGACGAAGCGCCGTCCCCCTATGTTTCCGGCAGACTTGTCCCAGGCCTGCTGCAGGCGCTTGTGCGTCTCGTTTGCCGTCCAGCCCTCGATGCTCGACTGGCGGAAGGTGTCGATGAATGCAAAGCGTAAATCGGCAATTGCCTGCTGCGTCATGCTCTGCGTCATCACGGCCGCCAGGTTCGCCTCGTTGCCCTGGTGGATTATTTCGGCGTAGCGTTTGACCCGCTCGCGGGAGAACTCCATCAGCGGGATGTCATCAACACCCTTGATCTGTGACTGTACCGCGCCTGCCCAGACCGGACCGTTTTCGCGCAGCATATCCATCAGCCAGGCGTCGAACTCCTTGCCGAGCGTCCCGTAGACCGCCGTGATCCGCTTCTCCAGCGCGTCGCGCTCGCCTTTGTTTACCGCTATGCTCGGCTTGCGGGCCGCCCTCTCAATCGCCGCCCGCGCCCTCATTCGCGCGACATCGACGCGACGCCGCAGCCCGCTAACCGCCTCGGCCTCGGCCTGCCTTTCGAGCTTGCGCAATTGGAAGCGATTCAGACGAGCCACGCTCACCCCCTCGAAAGCATTACGCCAGGCGTACCACCAAGCCAGCGCCAGACGGACGACGGCCACTGGTTCGGATCAAGCCGGGCCTCCATCGCCTCCGGATCCCCGGATGTCTGCCCCAGCATGGTCGGCACCGCCCCGCCGCTGCCCGGGCCCCGCGCACACTTCATCAGGTAGATCGCCAGCTCGTAACAGGCGAAGTCCAGCCGAACCCGGTCACCCAGGGCACTGTCGGTGGTTGGAACCGCGCTGCCGATGGCTGACTCGATCTCGCGTTTTGCCTGGGCAAAGGCGGCCGCCCGCAACGAGTCCTGTACCCTGGTCAAGGCGAGCCCGTCAATATGCTCGATCAGGTAGGCGGCGAAAGCGTCCGGGCCGAATGCCATCACGCACCCGCCTTGTCGTCCAGACGCTTCCAGCCCTGCTTGAACCAGCCCTCAAGCGACGTGTTTGTAACGGTTGCCTTAAGTCCGTTCTTCGTTACGATCACCAAATGCCGATTATCCGTAGCAATCGCCGTCTTTGTCTCGCTTACTTTTACTTTCGCCATGATTACCGCTCCTTATTTTGCACCGCCTACATATACCTCGTAGGTCACGCTGTTTGTCCCCGTGTTCGATACCACTAGATTGCCGTTCGTGCCCACCGCATACCCGGTGGCATCCGGCGCTACCATCATAAGCAGACCGCCAGGCCGCACGTGGACCGTGCCGTTGGTGCCCGTCCCCGTCCATTGAAAAGCCTCCGCATCGTCACTGCCGACCGCGATAGGATCAAGGTTATCGGCATCAGCCGCGACAGCCAGGAACCGCACCGATGCGAACGTGATCGGATCGCCGAACCCGTCGGTTGCGCTCGTCAGGTCGATTGTCGCCGCCTGCGAATTTGTCAGCGTGCCAGACTCCACCACGATGGTATTCATCTGGTTGGCGTTCGTGCCGCTGGTATGCGTCCAGCTAAGCAAATCGGAAAACGTCTCGGTTAGCGACGACGCACCGGTCGTCTTCTGGTGTGTCCAGTTCGGCAGTACCACAAGCCGACCCGAGAACGTGGTGGCGGCTACCAGCGGCAGCGTAAAGACAAGCAGCATGACATAGGCGAGAATTCTTTGCATCGGGCACCTCCATTTGATATGGATGTCCGATTCATCAAGCCGCCACAAAAAAAAGAGCCCCGCCTTGATGCTATCGCGGCGGGGCTCCCCAACACTGGAGGGTGATCCAGATTTATCCATTCTGTTCGATAAAGGCCTGAAGATCAAGCACAGTTGCACGCGCAGCCGGTTTCTTCATGCCGAGACGCTCGGCGATCTCATCCGCCCGCGCCCGCAAGTCGGCCTTGCTCTCGTTGTTATCACCGTCAACCTGCCCCGGATTCCCGGGCTCATCCGCGGCCACCGCCTGGGTGGGCTCCGGGTCGATAAAAGGCGCTTTGCCTTCCGCGACAACCTTCGCCTGTGCATCAGCCACCAGACCACGCAACTCGTCCTCGTCGGCGGTCGCCGGAGCCTTGATCTTAAGCGCGTCAAGCGTATGCGCAAGTCGCGCCCGCCGCCTCGCCCTGTTGAATCCTGTCAGTCCCATGATTTGCCTCCCTCGCTAAGCGATTCCCTTACTGCGTGATATCGGCGACGATCTCATTGGTGACGCCGCCCGAAGACACGTACTGGAGCGCGGTACCCGTCACCTGGAAGAAACCGCCATCATCGCCGGTGGGGGACAGGCCACTCAGATCAAAACTAACATGTTCGACATCCACCGAGTCGTCAACGTATTGGTCGCTGTCGACGCTCTCGGCGCTCATGTGTGCCAGATCAATCGCGCCGGCCGCAATATGCTCGGAATCGACAGCGTCATCCGCAATCTTCGTTCCGTCAACAGCATCCGCGGCAAAATGAACCGTATCGATCGAACCGTCGACGTAATGCTCGCTGTCGATCGCCTCGTCGGCAATCTTCGCCCCGGTGACGGCATCGGCGGCAAGCTCGGCCGTGTCGACCTCGCCGTCCGCAAGTTGACCGTCAACGAAGGTGCGTGTCGTGGACGCTTCCGAGCGAATAATGTAGACATCATTCGTGACTGCCGCCTGGTCGCTGTCCAGCTTCAACGCAGCTCCCGCCGGAACGGAAACAATCTGGTTTGCCGTCCAGGCGGTATCGCCCGCCACAGTCAAAACCTTTTGATCGTACTGCACGCCACCAACAACAACCGAGAGCGTCACGCTCTGCGATGTTTCAGCGGATGGGCTGAACCAGATTGAATCAATCTCGTACGCCCGACCGAGGTCGTTGGTGAACGTCTCTACGTCCGTGACCTGTTCGCTGATTGCGCCAATCTCGGCATGAGCTGCGATGGCAAAAACACAAAAACCCGACAATACCACCATAATGTAACGTTTCATGATCCTGTTTCCCTTCTTGTTTGTGGGCATACGGCCAGCCGTATCGCTACGGACTGGCCGCCCCGGTTTTTATCACTTAGCCGTTCGACTTGATTGCGACCACGCCGCAATTCTTCTTCTCCCACACACGGTCCCAGGCTTCCGCATCATCCAGTTCGGTATTCGCGGCCGTGTCGCCATCCAGATCACTGGCGGCATACTTGGCGGCAAACCCGATCGGGTGGATGATCAGCGTCTTGCGCATGGTCATGACCGTGTCGCCGGCCAGGATGTCGCGATCCCACTCCACTCCCTCGTCGGTCGGGATGTGCTCGGCACGCGCAAGGCTGCCCTTCGCCATCAGGTACGACGTATAGACCAGGCCGCTGGTTCCACCGGCAACCACGGGCACCGTGTCATCCGTAATAACCTCAAGCCCCTTGTAGCTGTTATACAGAAGTTTGCCTTCGCTGTCACGGATCGCCGTGATCTGGTCCAGTGCGGCCAGGTTCGCCTCGATCTGCGAGTGCATCACGATCGCGGAGAGCTTGGCCTTTGCGTCGCCGAGCTTCTGCGCGGCGTTGATGATCGCGGTCCCGCTCATCTTGTTCGTGGCGGCCGCATTGTCGCCATCCGCGATGGAGATGTCGTGGATCAGATCGGACGAATCAGCATCGGCATTGTCGGCAAACACGCCGGTCAGCGTCGCGATCAGGATGCCCTGCTCGTCCTTATTCCACCACTGTGCCCAGCCGTCGGCAATCGCGGCCGCCGGATCCGCGCCGGAACGCACCGGGGCCAGATCATTCACGCTGCGAGCATCGCCACGCCCGAGAGCGTACGCAATCTGCTTTCCCGTGGAAATCCCGCCGACATCCAAAGCCGCGCTGTCGGAAAGCACTTGCGAGCTACCCGTAAGCGGATTGAAATGCGGTACGTTGATGAATGGGGCACCACCGGCGCGCAGCTTCTCCTGTAGCGTCTGGTTCGGCACCATGATCCCGCTACGCAGGAAACGATTGTTCTCCACCGCCTGTTGGCGCATGTACGGTATCCACACCGAGGGTTGGATAATATTAGATATTTTAACCTTAGCCATGACTCACTACTCCTGTTCTATTTTGACACCGGCCTCCGCCGCCAACCTGGCAGCCTCCGCCGGATTCGTGTTAAGCACCTTTGCCTGCTCCGTCAGATTGAACGAAGCCTGCGCCCATGGGTTCTTTGCGGGAGTGACGTTGCCGCCGCCTGCATGCGGAGGCGTTCCGCCGCCGTGACCAGGCGCGACAATCGCCGCCTTGTTCGCGTCCTTGAACTTGGCGACAATCGGCGCGATGACATTGGCGTTCGCCAGATCATCATCGCCGATCGCTTCGAACGCCCGAGCGAAACCGCTGCGCAGCAGGTCATGATCAAATCCGGGAACAAACTGTATCCCGGCCTCTTTCATCACCTGCGAGAGCTTTCCGTTACGGGCTTCCGCCGCGACCTTCTTGTCGGCCTCCTCAAGGCGCTTATTGACCGCCGCAAGTTGATCCGACAAGGTCTTTATCTGCCCCTGTGCCTTTTCAACCTCGGTCTTGCCAGCATTGCCGGTATCATCGACTTGCTTCTGCAATTTATCCACCATGGCCTGCAATTCTGCCGCCTTGGCTTCCGCCTTGCGTCGCGCCGCCGCCGCATTGCTGGTTTCCTGATCCGGGTCGTACCCCTGCGCAAATGCCTTTTCGGCATCCGACAGTTCCTCGCCCTTCGCAACTTTCGTCAATATGTCCTTGATGTTCATCCACTTTCACTCCCGCTTTTCATGGGTTAGGGCCCAAGTCCCGTACACAGGCTGTAACACGCCACAGCCAGAAGGCGCTTATACAAAAAGCCTGATTATCAATCGACCGGATCCCCGCCCTGTTCGTCCTGTTCCAGCACGGTCGGCTTTGCTGGTGCAAGTTGCGCATCCGCCAGCATCCGTTCCTTGACCTCAGCCGGGATATGGTTGATCTGGTCCAGCAGCTCGACGGCCGTAACGCGCAGCCACGCCTGTACCGATTCCGGCAGCGTCACGAAGTTGCCGAGCTGGACAAGATTCTTGACGTCCTCGGATGTGTTCGGGATACTGAATTCATCCGGCCACTGCGGATCGTACGAATCAAACGAGGGGTCCATCTCGACCGATAGCGCAATCAGCTTTTCCTCAGCCTCCTGCAAAAGCCGTGCCCGATTCCCGAGCGTTGCCTGCACGTCGAGGTGATCCCACTGCTTGCTTTCCGCACTTGCAACCTGCTTGCTTTCGCGGGTAAACATGGCCAGGCCCGCGAAATCAAACAGGTTACGCCGCAGCTTGTCCGTCTTTTCGGCCAGGATCTTCATATCGCTGGTCGGCGGCATCAGATAGCGGGTAAGGCCATTATCGTCACCGGACTCGACAAACGGATATTCCAGGCCGCGCACAATCTCACGCACCATCGATGCAACCTTGTCGGTATCGTTAGTCTTGTACCGCTCAAGCAGGGCAGCCGTAGTGCTCTGTACCATGGACTCGGGGATGACGAGCTGCGGGTAAACCGTCTGCTGCAGGTTCTCGTAATCCAGGGATTCCAGATTCATGGCCGCCGCCTGGATCATCTCCACGTCATCGAACCACCACGGCGACGCAGACGGACGGCCCAGGGGCACAAAAGGAACTTCCTGGGCAGATATGACGCCTTTCTCCGCGTAATCGATCTCGCCGCCTTTGCTCACGAAATACCGCGTGAACGTACACCCGCCGCCATTCTGGCCGCGTACCCAGAGCGTGCGCACCTTGCTTGTCACGGCTTCCACAAACGGATTCGAGTTGTCGTAGCGCTCCTCTTCGGTCATCAGCCAAACCAAACGCCCGGACGAATCAAAACACCAGTCGACGACCTCCGTCGAATTCCACAGATTCCAGTAGATGCGATCCCCGCCCTCCTCTTTCGCCGCAATCGACCGAGGTGCAACCGCGCCCGTTGCCGGGTCGATCACCGGCATGCCGCGATCCGGCTGCAGCCAGCACCACTGGCCGGCCGTTAACATCTCGCTTGCCGACGACCAGAACTGATCGACCGACATGCCCGTAGTCGTCACGTCGCGTTCGAAATCCTCATCAATGCCATTTCGCACCGTCGGACGGCTGAACAGATAGTCGTTGATTTTGCCGACCACCCGCCCCGCATCATTGACCAGGTAAGCCCGGTTACGCCTGCCGGTGATTCCCTTGCTCGCGTCACCATCCCAGGACCGGTCGCTTTCGTTCGGCGCCCGCCAAAGCCGCGATTCCAGGTAAGGCTTGCCACCATGGAAGGCCAGCAGGTTGTTCGCAAGCTGGGAGCGCCGCGACTTCAGGATCACATGTTCTCGGCTCGTTATCAGATCCGGCATGAACGCCTCCAATGTTTAACAAAACTGGCAGCGGAGGCAGGACTCGAACCTGCGACCTCCTGGTTATGAGCCAGGCAAGCTTCCAACTGCTCTACCCCGCAATGCTCACCAATAGCCGAAAAACTAAATAAGCAAGCTGCTGCCCCTCGGTCCGTCCAGCTTCATGACCATGTAGCGGATCGTGTCCATCGCGTGATCACGGTCTTTGACCGGTTCCTCCTTGTCGTTGCGACCGTCCTTCGATTCCGGCCAGACGTAATCGTAGAATTCGCCGATAACCTCCTTGCAGGATTCATGGATAATAATGCGAGACTTTCCGTCCGGTAGCACCTTCAACCGTTTCTTGACGGCTGCGATCCCCGTCGATACAGCCTTATTGGCCGCGACCGTGATAATGCCGTGGCGATGCAGAGTTGCCCGGTCCTCCGCGTCGTGGTCCGCGATTGTCCACAAAAAGGGGCCGGGCGTGATTGCGTTTATCGTCACCGCATGATCCTCCACAATCACGCCTGCAACATACCGCTCACGCACAATCCACAGCCGCCCGTCCGGATCAAGCAGTCCCCATAGGCACACAAACGGGTTGGAATATCCGAAGTCGATGCCGCGCACCTTGCGCCAATGCTCATGCCCCGCAGGCAACGCACCACGCCACACATGCACATCCTCGTCAAATTCCTCGTAAACCGCCCCGTCCGCCTCGCACCATTCACCGTTGAGCATCCGACGCCGGGCAACACCGGACATCGCCTCCAGCGTCGCCAGGGCGTCAGCGGGCAGGTGGGGATTGTCATACGGCGTCCAGTGCATTCGCCGCCAGGTATCAGCATCGGCAAACGGCTTGCCCGTGTCGGGGTCTTGACGCAGCACCCCTGCCTTGTACAACCAGTGTCGCTGATTCTTCGGGTTGCAGTCCAGGAGCAACTTGCGGACCGGAACGCCCGGATGCGCCAGCCGGGTAAGCACCGTCTGCACGGTCGGCCAGGTCAACTGCGTCGCCTCGTTCAGGAAAATATGCCCGTACTCCGTCCCCAGAATCTTATCCACCCGCTCCTTGTCGTCCAGGCCGCCGATGCGGATGAACGACCCGTTGCGGTGCCGGATCTCCAGGTCGCCATCGCGGAAAGACCAGTCGCGCCGCCCGGCCAGCAGCCGCCGGAGAGTGTCTTGGTAGAGGCTGGCCTTGGCGTGCTCGCGGAACTTGCGCCCGATCAGGATCGGCACGCCTGGGTAACGCGCCGCCTCGACAGCGAGCCACGCGCAAATACACGCAGTTTTTGTGGAGCGCGCGCCGCCGTCAAACAGAATGCGCCGCACGTCGGGCGACTCTAGTATATCTCGCCAGGCAGCAGATTGTTTGGCGGTAAGGCTAAATGGTTGCATATATATGGCCGCCGGGGCAATTTACGCGTACACAATAAGCACAAAAATATTTTGAAAATAAATCTTGCAATGAGAATCAATGCCAATTAATATGTTGCCATGCTCAAAGATTGAGCAGACGACGCCGAGGCCGTAAAGCCCAGGCCGCGATTCCAGCCGCGAGAGCTGCGAAGCTGACAGAGGAGCAAACCATGACGACGACCACGACACCCACCCGCGCTGCAACACCCACGACCACGACACTCATTGTGTCGACCGGCCAGTACGAAACCTGCGCAACAAAAATCCAGGTCAAACACACAACCGAGCGCGGCCTGATGCGCCGCGGCCGGCAGCTCGCGGAGGAGCTGGTCAATGATGATGACATCGTCTTGCAGGATCTCCTGGGCGGCAACTACTCTTTGCCGCTCAAATATTACTACGCCATCGGAAACTTTGGATACGGAACCACGGGCATCCGGTTCCAAAGCAAATCTGCTCGTAATGAGTTTGTGGCTTTTGGCGTTGCTGATCTACGGCGGGCGGTCACTCTATCAGTCGCAAAAAAATACGGCATTACTCGCGATATGTAAAAAACATCAACCCCGCGCCCGGCGGCACCCCCGCCGGGCGCAAACAACAGGAGGAAAAAAACATGCGCACAACCGTGATCATACAAAAACGCGGCGAGGGATACATCAGCAACGTCAGCGGCAAGCACGGCGGAGGGCACACCGGTGCCCGCGCCGGCCTCACGCCCTACGACGCAGCCGCCCAGGCCGCTAACCTCATGGTACGATACGCACAAACCAACGACGAGGGCGGCGACCTCATGGCCCCGCCCGAGGTATTGGATCTGGTGCCCGAGCACCTGCGTGATGTCGCCGCCAAAGCCAAGGAGGCCGAATGCGAGCATTAAGCATCAGAGACCCCCACGCTAGCCAAATCTTATCGGGCGAGAAACGCATCGAGAACCGGTCATGGGGCGAGCGCGTGCGCGGCCCCATCGCCCTCCACCGGTGCGGCAAGGGCGGCGCCATCATCGGCGTCATGGAGATCACGGAGGTCATAGGCTGGGAGGAGGCCCTAGCTCGTTACCCGGATCAGGACGCGTACATCTCCGGCCCCCTCTGCTGGGTGATCGGCTCCGTCAGGCAATTGCCCGAGCCGATACCATGCCCAGGGCGGCTGTCGCTGTGGGAGTGCCCCGACCTTTAGCCGGATGTTTAGCCCGGCGGAACTCCTGCCTGGCAAGCTCCGCCTCAAGCATAGGGTACATGGAGAGCACCCGGTCGTAATCGTCGGGAGCCCACTCCCGCATATGCGCCATGTGCCGGTACGCCGGGAGCCCGGCCATGCTGCGATTAACGCGCAGATAGTCCTTGGGTAGCAGGATGCCCGCTGCCTGGATCGCGTCTATGATCTCGGATTTTTTCCAATCGAAACACGGATAAAATGTCATGTGCTGCGGGTTCTTGCCGCCGATCTTCTCCACCCAGATGCGCCGGTCGAGGCTATCAGTCATGTTGATCCCAAACGCGCACCAGGCGTTAGGCAGGTGCAAATCACGCTGCAACGCCTTGATCTGGTCGTGCTTATCGTACCACCATTCAACCAGTGCGATAACTTCCTCTTCGCTGCCTGGCGGTTGCCAAAACAGCTTATTGACGGCTTTGATGCAGGCTCCGTCCATTAGCCGGATAATCTCCGTGCCGAATACCCGCTCGTAATACGCCAGCGACTCATCGACAAAGCCCAGGTGCGGGACGCTTGCGCAATGGAACGGGATGATGCGGGTAAAGTATTTGCGTAGCTGAAGCCAGGCGGCAATCGAATCCTTGCCCCGACTGAAGCCAAGAAAACACGTCCCCCCGGACAGGCAAGAAATTTCCTCGCACAGCCGGGAAGACGCGCGCGGAGCAGGTTCAGCCCCCGCCGCCACCGCCGCCCCGCCCTGTGCCGCCGGGGACGTTAAGTCCACTTCTCTTCGACGCCATGACTGGCCTCCTTTTTTTTCCGGTTCCGCCGGTTCGGTTTTCAGTTTGCGGCGTGCCGTCATGGCATCACCATCCCTGAAAGCTCTTTGTCAATTGGATTCGCGACCGGCTTCTGCGTGTTCGGCGTCACCTGCACCCCGATGGACTTTGCGAAAGCCTCCCCGTCAACATACATCCCATACTTCGTCTCAAGCCCGGCAAATCGGGCAAGGAACTCCGTCTTTTGCGCGTAGGACTGGAACACCAGGCACAACCAGAAATTCACCTCGCTCTTATCCTTGCCGCGTGCCCGGCTCTTCTCACGTGCCTCAATGAACTTCTTTAGTTTCGGGTTATCTTCCGCCATGTCGATAACCTCGGGCTGCTCTTTCGGTGCATCAATCACGCCAAGGTCAATAACCAGGTCTGAGAACGATTCCTTCAGCACGTCCAGATCCCAATCGCCCGCCATGCCGCCCGGCGCGTTGTCCACCAGCACGAAACGCCGCCGCTGCTCGTCGGTCAAGTCGGTTGCCCGCACAACCCAGCCATCAGGCAGCTCCGTCATGTGCAGCGCCTTGCACGCCTTCCACCGCTGGTTCCCGCCCAGGATCACCCCGTCGGCGTCAACGACGATAGGGCGGAGCGTCATAAATTCCGGATCGCGCTCGATGCTTTCCTTCAGCCGCTTCATTTCGGCACGGCCAATCTTACGCGGATTGTTGTCCAGCGGCCTGATATCGTCAATCCTCATGCGTTACCTCCCTGCACCACAACCAGCGGGCCGCCGTCGTCGCCCGTGACCTCGTGGCGATCCACGTACATCCCCAGGTAACGGCCAAGCAGCTCCAGCGCCTTGATTTTGTCGAACCGGTACACCCGGACACCCTGCCGCGAGACACTCACATCGGAAATGGTGCGCCGCTGGGAATCCGTGAGATTATGGACGTTCGGGGGGATCACCTTACCGCCCTCGATCTTGGGAAAGCACTCGCTGCCGTCGCTAAAGGCGATGCACATCAGCTCCTGGATTACCCGGTCAACGGTCAACTCGTTGCGCTGGGCGGCTATGACCTGCGCCTCGGCAATCTGCTTGACAATCGCGGGTATCCGCAGCAGGCGTTTCGCCGAATGCACGGCCGACTTAGGGGAGTACCCGGCACGGATCGCGGCCTGCGTGGCGTTCCCGTCCACCAGGAACTCACGCACGAAAGCCGCCCGCCGCGCCTTCATGCCAGGATGCCGTGCCTCTCGTGTTTTTTCGCTAACTGCCATGTAAACAGCCGAAACCTAAACTATAAGGCCGCCTGCCGCCCCAGGAGCGTAGGCAGCGGGTCAGTGCTTGTCTTGACATGTCCGGGAACGCTTCGGCGATCTCTGCGCGTTCGTAGACGCAATCTGGCTCAATTCTGATCATAATCCGCCTCTCTTCCCGCCTTTGAGAATAAATCGCTCCTTGCTGATGTCGAAAATACGGTTTGAGATTGCCTCGAACTCGGGCCATCGGCGGCATATCTCGGCAATTGCCGCATTAACCGCCTGCGGACTTGTGCATCCGATTCTTCGGGATATCTCGGCCTGCGTCCGATACTCCGAAAGAATATGCCCGTCGGTCAGGCAGTCGAAGACGTTCAGCGCGATCTGCCGTTGCTTGTTGGACAGCGACAACAGACCGCGGGCAATGCGGACGTCGGCCGCCTGGTTGATCAGGCTGACCTTGCGGTCGTCGTCGACCTCTGCCTGCATGTCGGTCATGATGCTGGCCTCGACCTCGGCAAGAGTCTGGTCGGTGTTCGATGATCCGGCCTCCATCGAGATCATGCTGACCCCGTGGTGACTCGGGTTGTCGTTCGGCCCATAGCAGGCGGAACAGGGGACTTTCTTCCACGGAGTCTTGGCGTAGGCCCCTGACTGTACTTTTTCGCGGTGCGGGCATTTATGGCATTCGGGCATGGCGTTCCTTTTATCAAAATTGCAAAGTGGGTTTGTTTCGTTTTTTCGCGGCCAGGTAATCGAGGTACTGGCTGAAGGCATCCAGTTCAGCAAGCAACTTGGATTTATTGTTTATCGCGTTCGGCACGTTCCCGGTCAGGGCGCACCATCGGGAAACGGCACCGGCATACCCTGCGAGGGTGACACGTTCGGCTTGTTGCTGGGCGTTCGTCATCGGGTCACCTCCTGGGGTTTGAGTGAAGGGGTCGCGGGATTATAAATCTGTATGTGTGGGGGGGAGGAGGCGACCCCCCCACATATATATTTATATATATGGCGACTTGTGCGTTCACACCTCAACCCGCTAGCAGGTTGTGCAGGTTGTGCGCAACCGTCGAAAAAAGCGGTTGAGTTTACACACCTCAACCCACTAGTAAGTTGTGCAGGTTGTGCGCTCATTTGCCCTCCTTGATAATTACGCCGTTGTTTCGGCAGAAATGCGGGTGCTTGTCGATGTGCTTTCTAGCGGAATTACACGACAGTCCCAGCTCTTCAGCCACGGCCTTGACGGTAGCCTGTCCGGCACCGCCGCAGGCTTCGATAGCGGCCTCGGTTTCGAGGCGCATGGTCTGCGCCTTCTCTTTGGCGGCCTTCTCTTTGGCGATCTGCTGGGCCTTCCACGGTGGTTCCTCTCCGGCGGCTTTGGCGTCGGCCAGCAGGTTCCAGTAGTCGGCTTTGTGGGTGGGATAGTCGAACCAGATCCGGATCGGCTTCGGCGTTGCGAACTCACGGAGGGTGCCCTCGATGCGCCAGCCAGACATGTGTTCGGCTTTTTCGCGTCCGGCGAACGCGGCCTTCGACAGGTCCGTCGAGTGACGCGACCAGCGAGCCTGGGCGGCTTTCAGGAAGCGTTCCGGTTCGGCCCTGTCCAGTTCGTCGATCTGACCAGGTACCTGTCCTATGTCGCGGATGGCCTGCTCGATAGAGGTGCACACGGCCTTGTTGACTACCTCCTTGCGGCGGTTTGCATCGATTTCCAGTTCAATGAAGTCAAGCACGGCATCCGGATCCCGGCCGAATACGCCGGAACCGGCCGCCCGGTCAATGCTGCGTTTCTGGCCCTGGGAGCCCTTGGAGTGATGATGGCAGTAGATGACAGCCGCCGAAAGCGCGGCCGCGATCTTGTCGAACTGATTGCAAAAGGTCGCCATATCCTCCGCGCTGTTCTCGTCACCGGTCTGCACCTTGTAGATCGGGTCGATGATCACGGCGATGTAGCCTTTGCGGTGGGCCCTGCGCAGCAGCTTCGGGACGAGCCGGTCCAGGGGTACCGAGTGACCGCGCAGGTTCCATACATCGATGTTGGACAGATTGTCCGGTTTCCAGCCCAGCTCGGTGTAGACATCCTTGAAGCGGTGCCAGCAGGACCGGGCGTCGAGTTCCAGATTAAGGTAGAGAGCCGGCCCACGCTTACACGGCAAACCCATCCACTCCCGGCCCTCGGCCACGGCGATGCAAAGCTGAATCAGGGCAAATGACTTGCCGGCTTTACTGGGGCCGGTGATCAACAGCTTGTGCCCAGTCCGCAGAACACCCGATATCAACTCGTCGGCTAATGCGGGGAGATTGTCCCATACACCGGCAAGCGGCTCCGGGTCCGGCAGATCATCCTTCAGATCCTCCACCCAGTCCACCCAGTCCGTCCAGGAGCGTTTACCGCACGCACTGCTGATCATATACTGGGGTTTCCCGTCGCGGGATACCCCAGGCAGCCTTGAGAGCCGCGAAGGATTACGATTCGCCGGGTCAACCTTGAGGCCGTTCTTCTCGACGATCTTGTAGAGATAATCCACACGCTTCCGGTACTCGTCGCGGTCGGCCGCATCCACCTTGACCAGGGCATGAATAGACTTGTTGCCTGAGTGCACGATTGCCGAACACGGGAGGTACAACTCCCGGATTACGGCGAGCTGCTTTCCGAGATCCTCGTCGTCGGCTTCGAGAAGTGCATGACGGAAGGCGGTGACATTCTCATCGCGGACGCCGTTGCCGTCAAGCGGGTTGATCCGAATCCACGCGCCAACTTCGGGATTGGTGTCGCCGATGACCTTGCCGATGTCCCCCTTGCAGGTGCCCAGTTCCTGGAGCAACTGCCCCGCCGTACGGCCGTACATGCCCTTTTGCGGAAGCCATTTGGCGAGCCGGTCATTGAACCAGGTCTCGGTCACGATACCGACCAGCTCCTCTGACTCGAACATCGCCTCGAGATAGCGTGACAGGTCACCTGGCACCCAGTCTGCAGCCGGCGGCGGAATCTCCTCGGTGGCCAGCCAATTGGAATCGATTACGGCCGGTGCGTCATCGAAGGATAACGGCTTTTTCTTTGGTGCGATATAGATTGAATCGTCCCAATCAAGGGCGCCGTCGCCGTCATCACCGAATGCCGTGGAGGTCGGGATCTTTCCGCCCTGCTGTTTGACCAGGTCGACCAGGCTGGCAATGGTAACGCGGCCGGTGCCGTTGCCTCGGAAGGATTCCCATTTCTCGACACATTCGCCCTTGTGGTAGCGGTCGGTATCCCGGCGGCTCCATGCGTCGAAGTCGGATGCTGAACAGCCTGCATCCTTTAGGGCCATACCGACGCGCATCCACTCGTCATAGGAGAGGTTGCGGGGGTCGATCTCATCTAGGCATGCGCGTGCGCGGTCGGTGTCTTCACTCATGGTCTGGTGTTCCTTCTTTCGTATTAGGTGGATTGTTTCTGTCTAATAAACTGTTCGGCTTCTTTGATTTCATCTGACACCGCTTGCACCACGCAAGCAGTCCGGTGTGGCCGACGGGCTTGCCGCATCCGTGGCATAGCCGCCGCTTCATCCTGAGTGCGTCAATCCCGTTCATGCGTCACCTCCTGCCGAACAATCAGGTGCAGGGTACGGCTGACGCCGCCCCTGACCTGTGGCGTTAGATTGTCGATGATTCCATTCTTCGGGCGAGTCAAAGACAACACCGCACGCAAAACATCCGTACTGAATGCCCGGGTAATCGGGATTTGAAAATGAGTCGGACTCGGAACCAGCTTCTCCGCAAAACGGACAATCTAACAAATCCTTGGAGCCTAGCTCGTTTCGCTCTTTTTCCATGTCAACCTTCCTTTCTCGCAGGCTCAAGGTCTGCATTCGCCAGATACTCGGACCACTGCGCGGCCATCGCCTTTCCAACGCCTGGAAACGTGCGGCTGCGCTCCTTCCAACGGTTGGAACTTGGCGGCAACTTGTTTTGCCCGCTGTCACACTGGTTTCCCCATACACACCAACCTGCCTTCGATATATTCTGTAGCTTTCAACGCGGGTAGCCCCTTGAGCCACAGGCATGTCTTTTTGCTGGCATCATGTCCGAACATCCAGGGCTGGATGATCTGGTCGGGCTTCCGCACGCGGCTGGAAATGATGCTCACCGGGTTCTCAAGCGCGATGTGCGGCACGGGTGCCCCCAACAACAAACGCACGAAGGCCAACGCGTCCTCGGTCAATTTCGGATCGCGCAAGCCTCGTCTCGTCCAGTGCATTCCACTCACGGACAAGTAGGTGCATGGCGGGTGGGCAATCATCAAGTCCCACCGCCCCGGCGTCAGCAGGTCGCGCACGT